ATTTTCCCACATTTGTGGCAGGATACGCTCCATCCGTGCGCTAAAAGTTCTTCATAAGGCACTGCTCCATTTTCCCAATACTTATCAGCCCACGGCAGGCGCTCAACTTTGACGTCTATAAAGCGTTCGCCCATTATGTCTGCAAACGCTGCCTTGGCTTGTCCGGCCGTGTTTGCAAATGTAATTTCTGATTCTGCGTCGTCTCCTATGTATGCGTAAGCCTTTATCGTCATTGTTCTAACTCCTTTGTCCATTTATTGTTAGTACATACAACTTCCTTTATCCATTGTGGCAAAATTTCGCCCCTATAGATGTACCAGTTTTCTGATCCTGCCCATTCAGTGACAAGATACTGCGCTTCCTTAGGTAGTTCTTTTACAAACTCTGTCGCTACTATCAGGTTTCTAACGTGCTTTTTAGGTATCACAACCTTTAGTCTGTAGGCTATTCGGCTGTAATTAAGACCGTGGCTTGTTGCCCAGCTTTGCGCCTCAGGGTTCATATCTTTTGTAAGCCATTGACATTTTTTGATAAATTTAATTCCGTAGTCAGTTACTACGGGGCACATTCCAAGTGTCAGTCCTTGGCGTTTTATGCTTTCTACATCTTGCGCTGCGCAAAAGTGATATAGTTTAATGCTTCTATTCATTTAGTTTCACCTCAATCATCACACACAGCTTGACCGCAGTATTTACAATAATGAGCGTAGTCATCTACTAATTTCCCGCACTCAGGACATTTCCAACCTACTGGCAAGTCGTCATCTGATAATAAAGGGCTTACTTCCTGGGGTATCTGCTTTTGAGCAGCCGTCAATAAAGTTATATAAGCATCCCTTTTCTCATTCATAGGCATTTTCCATATGATTGGCTTTAATAAAGCTATTGATCTTTCTAACTTTAGTATGTTCATTTAGTTTCACCATCCATTTTTGCGCCGCAAACGGAACAGTATTTCATCCACTTTCTGTCCCATGAATCTATGCGCTGCTTACAACAGCTACACTCATGCCAACTGCCTACTTCTTTCCAGTAACCATGTTGACGTTCTTCTACTACTGGCAGTTCGTTCGCATATTCAAGTACGCTTTCAATGCCGTTGATAAAATGGGGATTAGCGTTTTTCTTGTCGCACCGATGTCGGCGTATTGGATATTTATTGAGTGCGTCTAAGTTTATTAGTCTCATTCTTCGTCACCGTCCATAATAGCCCCGCAGTTAGGGCAGATTTTATATTTTTTGCTACCGCCGTAGATCGGTACACGCTCACCGCATATACTGCAATCTCCTACGGGATGTTCAGGGTGTTCAATCCAGTATCCGTGCTTACGTTCTTCTATAATAGGTTCTTGATCTAAAATTTCCAGCATTTTATTTGCCATAATCATTTTGTTATAAGACCAATCAGCCCTATTCATGTCCATGCATAACATTAATTTAGCTTCTAAAGCATCTTTGCTAATCAATTCCATAATCTATTCACTCTCCTGACCTTAGCTATAAATTCAGACGGTCTACCAAAACTGTATTTTTTACTGGGGTTACAGTTACCACAAATAAAACTACCTAGGTATTTGCACTCGTGGCACCAGCCTATGTATTTGATTTTAGGATTTTTCATAATTTGCTCCATCTTTTACAATGATTCTTAGAATTATCCTATTCCGATACTTTATTTCTACTCTTGAGTTTTGCAAGAATTTGCCATTAGTTTCTTCATATCTAGTCCAATATTCAGACACAATAGACTTATCACAGCAATTACGAAGGTATCTATAAGCAATCATTGATACTATACGTTCAGTTCTTCGGCATCTTTTTTTCATCTACTCCACCGCCTCTCTAAATAATTCTTATCAATGCTTCAACTCTCGGTACTTCTGCATACCACTTATTAACCGTAGCAGCTACTATCTGCTTATCGTCTTTGTACGCTATACCACTAAGAGCGTCTGTAATACACTTGAATATATTATCGGTGTCAGGCTTCTTTGCGGGACGCTCTCCGCCTAAAATAGCCTCCTGTTTAAACTTTTTAGACTTGCTTGTCGGAATACTCATGTAAGCTGTTATCGTAACCGCTAAGGGCAATTCTGTGTATTTCCAGCCTTGGGTTTTTATTTCTTCCTGCGCAATAAGCTTTACATATGCTTTGTAATTTCTGCTTTTTGCCGGATCATATGCTTTAACAAAACCGCCTGCTGTACTAAACCTCGGTCTACCTTGTGCACACGGTTCTCCAGGTATCGTTATCAGTAACTCAGTCAATATTTCCAACTCCTTATATTTAAAAGGCTGCCCCCTGTGGTAAGGCCATTCCACAGGTATACTTCCCTTTTGCGCCACATTGCTTGTATATAGTGCCGAGGCAGTAGCTGGGCAGCCGTTTAAGCTACTTAACTATAAACTTCTAAAACTCTATATCGCTCTCAATCTCATTGCCCCAAACATCCCAACCAGGTGTTTTAGTCCGCGCAAAAAGCTCAACCATAGGGGCATAGCTTACTGTTTCAATCATCTGCCGCATCTCATTCGGCTTTTTACTGTGTTCGCGTTTCGGAGCAACAATACACGTTCTACCTTGCTGTCGTTTACCATCAATAATTTTATAAGGTAACCTACCTTTGACGGCAAACAAGCAGTGTTCTGTCATCCCCCGAAAATATTGTCCTAAGCCTATCCGGTCTTTTACCCATGTAATTATAGTTACATACCTAAATCCCCAAGCATCTAAAACCCTAAATGCGTCTTGCATAAAGTTGTTGGTCGTCCACAAATACAAATGACAATTATCATCAGCTAGTTCTGCTATCGGCAGCTGCATTATCTCTTTAGTTGCCATTAACTTATAATACCTGTCAGCACCTCGCTTAATTTTTCCTCCACCACGCTCCATCCATGGAGGATCAACATAAATAGTTTTATATTTTTTCATATAAAGCTCCTAAGACAAATTTATCGGTATTCTGCTCAATCACATCGCTTTCTGCAAAACCATTCCGCAAAGCTCAGGCAAGTTCGCCCTCACTAATGCTGCTGGCAACTGCGGCGGTACTGCATTACCACACCGGGCAACCTGTGCTGTTTTAGGATACGGTCTGCCGAGATAATCACACTCGATAATGTATATATCAGGAAATCCCTGCGCCCGAAAAAGCTCTCTCGGTGTCAGCATACGCATGCCGATATCGATTATTTGATACTCCTGTCCAGCAACGGTAATCAACCCGAAACGGTCCTTTGTTGTGATCGTATGCAGTGGTTCATCTAATGTCTGACCGCCACCCTGCCCATAGTACTTGAGCAAAAATGCTCTGACCTCTCCGAAGTGTCCGCCACCTGCTGTTATAGTATTAAGTGGCGACGTCACAGATTGGCCGATACTGTTATTATTAAGCTGTATCAGGTTACTAGTTACAATGGCATTATGATCTACCGTTGTAATCGTTGGCAAAGGCTTATCTAATCCAGCGCCTGAACCTTGATAATTACCGCCGTAGTGCTTTACTAAACTTGCTGCCACAAGCCCATACCTATTGCTGGCATCAACCACCATCAATGGGCGCTGTAAAGCCTGTCCCCGCACTTCTTTTTCGCTTTGCTCGCCGTGATACTGAATTAAATTCGGTGCTATTAGCATATGCTCATTTTTCGTACAAACGGTACTGAGCGGCCTGTCAATATCACTGCTACGTTTATCACCGGCAAAACCATTTTGGCAAAGTTGCGTTACATATGGCGTTACCAATCCAAAGCCGTGTTTAGCTGTAATCGTTGGAAAAGGCTTATCAAAATCTGCGCCCCTGAAATTCTCGCCACCGTGGTTTACCTGCACAATAAACGGCTGTGGACTATCGATAACGAATTTTTGTAATCCCTTTGCTATGCGCCGCAACGTATTCTCTGCAAGCGGTTTCTTCCGCTCGAATATTGACTGGCAGGGAATTGACCAGTCAATGCACTCTGCAGCAGTATGCCACGGTTTCAACTCTCCTGACTGAACTTTTAAGCTTGACGGATCTCCGTGTGTAGGTTTCGGCCAAACTATAGGTCTCCCATCACACCGGGCAATCAGAAAAAACCGTTTGCGAATCGTTGGCGCCCCATAATCACAGGCCCTCAGTTCCCGCCAATCTACCTGATAACCATGCCGCCGCAGGGCATTAACGAAACAGTTAAATGTGCGCCCTTTCTGCTTAGGGTCAGGGCGATCACCCAAGAGCGGGCCCCATGTTTTAAATTCCTCCACATTTTCAAGCATTATCACACGTGGCCGCACTGTTGCCGCCCATTTCAGGGCAACCCACGCCAGTCCTCGGATATTTTTATCAACTGGCTTTCCACCTTTTGCCTTGCTGAAATGCTTACAGTCAGGACTAAACCAGCATAACCCTACAGGCCTACCGCCAGTAGCGGTAACCGGATCAATATCCCAAACAGATTCGTTATAATGCTCAGTGTAAGGATGGTTAGCTTTGTGCATGGCAATAGCAGCCGGATCATGGTTGATAGCTATATCGACATCACGCCCGATCGCCATTTTTATTCCTGTGCTTGCCCCACCCCCGCCAGCAAAATTATCAACGACTATTTCGTCCCATAGTTCTCGCTCCATCTATATCAATCTCCTAAAACAAATTTATCGGTATCTCGGCTTCCGCTGCCTTGCAGTATGCTGGATTAAGATCAATCCCGATATACTGCCTGCCATATCTATTTGCAACTCTGCAGCTTGTACCACTGCCGACAAACGGATCAAGTACAACGTCACCTTCAGCAGTACCGGCTAAAATACAATTAACTGCCAGCTCGTCTGGAAATGTAGCGTAATGATTTTTACTTCCTTTTCGACTGGTTGATGTTGATATTTCCCAAACAGAACGTTTATTGCGTAGCCCTTCCCCATTCGGTTTGTTGCCGTGGCTATCTCTTTTTATTTCTGCCGAATTATAAAACGTCTTGTTATTCGTGTACATCCCACCCCTAAAAGTTTTACAATTTCCTTTTCCAACCGCTTTCATATTTTTCGTTCCACCATGCGCACGTGCGGCTCCTGATTGCTTTTCAATGTCCTGTGCAAGTCTATCAATCGTACTATCAGCAATAGGCTCTTTTATCGCCTCAGCATTAAAGTAATATCTCTGCCGCTTGGCAAATAAGAAAATATACTCATGGCTTTTGGTACAACGATCTCGTACACTCTCCGGCATACAATTTGATTTATCCCAAATAATATCCTGACGTAAAATCCAACCATCATCCTGTAAGGCAAATGCAAGTCGCCACGGTATGCCAATTAGATTTTTAGCAGGTAAATCAAACTTCGCCTTTGTTATTGCCGCACAGCCCACACTTCCTGCGTTGCTACCCTGTTTATATTTTTTAGCATTCTCAGGATATCTTGCAGCACCTTTACCGCTGCCAGCGTAACTATCAGCAATATTAACCCACAAAGTACCATCGTCAGTTAGTACCCGCTTAACTTCTGCAAAGACCTCAACAAGTCTGTCCATGTAATCCCGCAGTTTTGGTTCAAGGCCTATCTGCCCTGCAACGCCATAATCACGCAAGCCATAATACGGCGGCGACGTTACACAGCAACGGCAATATTTATCCGGTAAAGTTCTTAATACATCCAGCGCATCACCGCAAATAATCTCATTCATGCCAACCACCTCAAAACTCAAATCTCCCTGGCTCTATACATCGACATCAAATTTGAAATAACATCTGTGTTCATCGGCAAACGATACTTTTTCGCCATATCAGCAGCTCGTACCAACTTTACAAAAAAATCCTTCACCAGTTCACACCCACGATCATCTAACGCCTGCGACATATCAACACCAAGAAACTCCTTTTTCACCTGATTGCCAGCACGATGATTTTTATCCCAAAGCCTTTTTCGTTCCCTCGCACAGACCTTACTGCAAACACGACTGTTCCCAGCCGAAAAAAACTCCTTCCGGCAGATCACGCAAACATGTAACCGCAACTTCTTTTCGTTCATGTTCAATCACCATTCACAAGGCAATCCTGCTCAATACGCCTGATCTGCCTGCCCAACTTATAATCAACAACCTGAAGCACTCTATCTTCCAGTCCCAGCAAGTATTTAATCTGCTCACAGACAACAAAAACATCAGCCAGCTCACTAACTAAATTGTCAGAAATAGCATTCCTAACGACATCATTCGGCGCCACAAGGAATTTAGCAGCAGCCGTCGTCAGCTCTCCGCATTCTTCGCATAACTTAATAAGCTCTCTATCCCTACCGTAATAATCAGCAATTTCTTTTACCCGTTTATCCATTATCTATTCCCCTATCTGCTTTAACCCCAAACCTGTATCTAACAGGCCTGCGTTATTTCTGCCCAAAACATAATCGTTACGTTGCTTCTCCCTGCTCCTGCCGCAGGCATCCTCATACATCCTACGCACCTGCGCCCTTACAGTTGGCATTTTATCTGCCTCAGACAACTGCAACGTATTCCAACCGTAACTATTAACAGCCACAGTAATCTCCGGCCGACTAAACACCGGAGTTTTCCCCCACGGAGTAGCAAACATAGCCCGCTCAATTTCGCCCCACGCTTCAGCCCAGCTTTTAATCCTGCTGCTGTCATCAACGCTGCCCATCAAACTCTGTGCAGCTTCAACAATTTCCGACACACTCGGCAAAAACTTCTGCTCTAACACCAGCTTTTTTACAGACTTACTCAAAACCGCTACAGGTAAATCCTCAAGCAACTTTGCATAAATCGCAATTCGAGTTTCGTCGCTCCCCTGTCCATATGCCCCAAAAAGCATTGCCACAATCTTACAACGCTGATCGTTATCACAAGTCAATTACACCACCACTTTCAAGCAACTCCGCCGCTTTTGCCGCCCCGCTCGCAGGATCATTCTTTCTCGCACCCTGCTGATTCTTCCCGAAATCCTTAACGCCGCCGGTGCGAAGTATCGTACTGATATACTTCCATGCACTGGCATGATTAACGCCCTGCTTCTTCGCCCTGTCCACGGCAGCCCTAAAAGCAGGCTCATCAAACTCAGCGGCAAGAGCGGCAACGCAGTCACACTCTGTAACGCTATAAAAGGCATGAATGGCAGATTGATAATAATCCATGCAGCGATTAACCCTGCCAGCGTATTGGTCAGCTGTTTTTCCTTTTTCGTTAACCTGATCTTGATTTTGGGTTTGCTCGTGCGCGCGCGGAGTAATATATATATTATTCTTATACCCTTCTTTATCTTTTCTTTTATAATAGGAAGTTTGCCCAAAGTCTTGCCCTTTTGTTTGCCCTTCTGCTTGCCCTATTTTTTCAACCACATTGCCAAAAGCCGCATCATACAAGGCTTTGCAGTCCGTTTCCTGTTCGCCCTTTTGTTTGCCGTTCTGTTTGCCCAAAGTCTTGCCCTCAAATTCCTCGATTTGATATAGCTGCCAATTCACAATCGACACTACACTTTTGGCAATGGCCTTACGGCTCACCCTTCGGACAGATAAAAAGCCCAACTTTTTAAACCGTTCAAACGCTAACCTGATTTTTTTAGTAGTAACTTCAGTTTTATCGATCTGCTGACGAATATCCTCAATCGAAGCAACAAACTCCCCTGGCTTTAGTATTGTGACTTCACCCTCAAACACATACTCTGATGGTTGCCAGTTCGCCATGCCCAGCAGGGTTATTAAAATTAATTGTTGTTCTATTGTGCTATCCCGCCAAATAGGTTTCACAAACAGCTCCCGATGTAACTTAAAGTATCCGTTCAAGTGCTTCACCTGCCCTAAAGCAAAGGGCCGCCTAAAACAGCAGCCCTTTTTAGTTGGAGATCAATCCCGCTTATTATCCGAGAGATCAAGAACATGCACCTCAACATCGGCATCATTCAAATTTTTAAGTACATTTAGAAGCGATTTCAAACCCTTTCCATCATTTTTTCCCGCAGGCTCTCCTGTAGCTCCATCTGCGGCGACCTTATTTATAGATTCAGGCTTCGGCAAACAACTTGCCTCAGACGTATACATCATCCCGCAGCCTTTGCTTTCATTACGCTCTAAAGTTCCAACCATAACATTGATAAAAGCCCGTAAAACGGTAGTTTTATCATCACTGATATTCGTATCAGTAATCAACCGAAACGCAATAGACTCCATCTCACGAATAAATTCATGCTTACTCATCATTAATCCCATATTATTTCTCCTCACTTTCGTTTTGAGCCGCTTGTAATTCGTCCGCAGTAAAATCCTCGCTTGCAACTACTTCACCAGTTTCTGTGTCAACTGTGCGTCCGTCAGGTAGTTGTTCAGTAACAGCCGTAGCATCTATTGTCGGAATATCTTCATCATCAAACTGCCCCTTGGCAACAGATTCCACAACAGCAATCATAGCCGGCGAAGCAACCTGATAATCAATGCTCATAACGCCCCACTTACCAATCAGCTTACGCAATACCGTCTTAGCTGACATCGCATCTTTATCATCACGCCACCCCTTACCCATATACTGGCCTTTTCTGTTTTTCCGTTCGTGAGCTTCAATTTGCTTAGTGGTCATATATATAAATTTTTCCATACCGTTTACCAAACGGAAGTATCCACAATAACCAATAATTTCTGCTTTTTCACGTTCTTCTTCATCTTCGATAAACTCGATCTCAATATCTTCCGTCAAGCGGTCATACTTTTTCAGCTCACCTTTGCGGACATCAATAACATTTAACTTCTTATATGCACCTGTACGCATAGCAAGCTGATACATTCCCTTGTAACCCATAATAAAGCTTGCTTCCATACGTGTAGAACCGTCTTTTTGTTTATTCTTAAACGGAACCAAATATGCATACCCTAGACCTGGATCTATTGGCAAATCATAAGTAGCAGCTCGTAACCCTGCCTGAATAAGTGTTATCGGAGCCTCACGAAAAACCTGTTGCATACTAGCATCTGCATTTACCATACTCACCAAACTACCGACAAATTGCGGCGCCCGTTTTCCTAAAAGTTCATTGATGCGTCCTCTTATTCCATCACTATCCAATAATTCATTGAGAGCCATAGCCATAGTTTTTTGTTTTGACTGTTGTAGTGCGTCACCGTTACTTTGTTTATTGGTAATTAAACCACCTTGTTTTGCGTTTGCCATTTAAAACACTCTCCTTTGTTATTAACTAACCTTAAATACTCTAATCGGATTACCAACCTTGCTATACTTTGAATAAATCTCTGGCTGTTCTACCTTTAACCGTTTACTATCAACAGTAACCCTACCAGCTTGGCTCTTCCAGATAATCTTATCTTCGCCAATAATACCAATCTCAGCATCGCCAAGCATTACTTTCAATTCATTCTCGCTTAATTTTTTCTGTTCCTCGAGCTTACTAATAGATTCTTTAATGTCACGTAAGCGATCAATACAATCCCTAGCGGTTACCGGCAGATCAATTTCGAGACCGTCCTGCCCTTTAAACATTGTTGACAATGCTTTACTGCAATTATCGCTACCGTCAACAGGCGGCATTGTATTGGTAGTTACCATTGCCCAAAAATCAACTGCGGCTTTACGTAGCGCTTCAATGTCTGCATCACTTCGTAGTACTTCTTTCCAAACAAACTTATTGCCACCGATAAGGACTGCAATATACCACTTCTCACAGCCAGTAACCATCATGTACCACTGACATTGGATGTAGTAACTGTCCGGCAGCTCATCATCAGCCCAAGCCTTATCATTAAAAGCGTTAGTTGTCTTACACTCAAGGCCAGCATTCTCGCCAACCACCATACGGTCAACACTGGCAAGCATATACGGATACTCATCATCCTGCAGCATGCCCCGGCGCTGAACCTTCTTTCCTGTCAGCTCACAAAAACGATCAGCGACAGCCTGCTCCAACACGTTACCCCAATAAACATACTCGTTATCACTCAAATCTTCCGGTTCAACCTGTCCAGTTTTTTCCATCCACAACTGAAAAGCCGACTTCCACGGATTAAGTCCCACGATCGCAGCAGCTTCGCTGCCACCAATACCAGCCTTACGCATTTCCAGCCATTTACTACGATCTTGCATTTCCTCAACAGTCATAATCAGTTTTGCCATTTTTATCAATCCTTTCTTCTACAACACAAATAATCTTCAGCGGGAGCGTATTCTGACAAAACGATAACCGGAACACCGTTTTTCTCACAAATATAGTCGCCTCCACCAATAGGTAAGCAATGCGAACACCCTTCACACGTCAGCTCCACAGCTTCACAGTCGCATCGTTCTCCTGCATCCAAATTAGCCCCACATTTAGGGCAAGTCTTAAAAGTCATAACGACCCAAACTCCTCTCTATATTTCCATAAACTTTTTTAGCCATTTACAAGCTCCAATTCATTTGTTAAAATAAAGCCAATACGGGGTTATTCACGTGACCAATGTATTAACCTTGAACGATCAGCATTGCACTGCTGATCGTTCTTTTTTATTTCTCAAAACAGCACCATTAGCTTTCCAACGATAAACACTCAACTCATGCA